AAACTGGTAGCCGTGATTCCAAATCCCGTAGCCGTTCCAGAATTAACAATAGTCGCTCCTGATGGCACCGTGAACGTGTCGCCTGAATCTCCCAGAGCAAAAGCCGTACCTGTAGCAGGTGAAACTTTATTTGTTTTAACTTCGTCTACAACTGTCAGTCCTGCACCTGTTGGTACAGTAATTGTATCACCAGAAGTTCCTAACTCTAAAGCTGTACCCGTATTGGGATCTACTTTATCTACGTTTAATGTACTCATACTATAACTACATTACCTGTTATTGTTACCGTTCCCGTATAGGAAACTGGTCCTGCCAAGACAGCGGATTCAACATAATGATCCCCGTCTATGGTCGCCTGATGGATGAAAAACCCATCCTTGGCGGCTTCCTGTCCTAGATATAAAGTACCATTTTGGTCTTTTGTATCAACCATGTTTTACTCCTTATGAACTAATTGTATCAACGTATGACAAAACTATATCTGCCGCATTGGATTCACTTGCAACTGCCGTAATAACATCTCCACTTTCTACCACTATCTTAGCGCCACCTTGAATCAATTCAATTGAGGACGCCGGTGGAAGGGATACTGTTTTTGCAATATAATAATTAACACCGCCTTTCACGATGTAAACATCAACTGTAATTGCATTTGTCAGTATGTTGCAAACTCTAATACCAATAACAGCGTCATAATCTCCTGCCGACAATAGAGTTGCCGCGCCTGTGCCGACATTTCTATTTAAAACGTTTCTGAAATCCTGTGCCATTTTTCTCCTTTTTTCTTATACTACAACGCGATTGACATTGCAATGCTAAAGCCGGCTGTAATGCCTGCTGTCCCGCTTGAAGCCGATGTTAATCTTCCTTGAGCATCTACCGTGATACTCGAAACTGTATATGACCCTGCACTCACTGCAGTATTAGCTAAATTCAATGTCGCAGCTCCACTCGTTGCTCCACCACTTAAACCTGTTCCTGCTATTACAGATGTAATATCACCTGTAGTCGGTGTAGCCCACGCAGGATTAGCTCCTGCTCCACCTGTGGTCAGGACGTCGCCTGATGTTCCTGGTCCAAGTCTTGCTGGCGTATTCGCCGCAGAGGCGTACAGAACATCCCCTTGAGCCGTCATGAGTGATTGAGGAGATGCTGCCCATTCGGGTAGCGTTCCTCCTGAATTAGTTTGCAAAGTAAATCGTGCTGTTCCTACCGCTAACCGTGCTGGTGTATTTGCCGCAGAGGCATACAACGTATCGCCAGTTGTGGTTAAGGCCATATCCATTGTCTTGCTGGCTGGGAATGTACAAAATACATCCAAAGTGCCAGCAGTAAAGTCTACTTTACCATCACTATTAGAACTGGATATTACAGTGTCACGGGATAAAGTATCCGGTGAAGCATCCGTAACTGTTCCTAACCCTACTTCCCATTCATCATATGCTCCTTGATGATCTATACAATAATAGGTAGTATTAGTAGTTGCTATTCCTGCTACAAATGTTTCAAATCCAGTTACTGCACCATCTAAATCTAAAGTGCCTGTACCTGTAGTTGTTGACGTCTCCTTGACGCGATCGTTTAAGACTAAAGCCATAGTACTCCTATGCTAGTCTTAGAATAGCGTCTGATGCGTCAGCAGTTGGAAACTGAATTGTAAAAGTTCCACTTGTACAAGTCTTATCTCCGCCAAAATCTAATACAGCCACAGCTTGTTCATTGTCCGGTGTAGCATCACTATTATAAATAAGTGCTCCTCGGGCAGTGATTGTTGCCGATGTCCAGCTAGTATCACTAAAGTCACAACATGCAGTGTCCGTACTTAACGCTGGTGTAACACTAGTTAAAGCGTTTCCAGCAGTAGTATATCCACCGCCTGATGCCACTTCACCTGAAGTAAAATAGACAGTAGTAGATTTAGTTGGAGACGCTGAATTGGTGTACAATGCAATATAGAATGCATTGCCGCTTGATGCTGTAAAATCATGAACAGCTGTTAAAACTTCTGTTTTAAAACTGTTGCATACAGCTGATCCTGTAAATGCCATTTTATCGTCCTCCTTGGGTTGGTATTTTTTGTGAGCCTAAACCAGGTTGAATTGACGGACGAGGTACCCTAATGACCCCATCCATATACTGATCCCGTTTTCCACGGCCCATTTGTTGCGCAGCTACCTCTTGTAAAGCGGTCTCATACGATTGAGTGTATAATTGCAGCATTTCTGCCGGTCCCTTCAAGAATTTGAAGGCTTCTGCAAGGCATCCATACAAAATCAATGCAGGTGCGTTGTCGCCTATCCAGGTATTGGCATTACTTGAAGTCAATCTATCAGGTAATTTAGATAAGCTAACTTCCACATAATATGCCGCATCTGGAGTTGGTACTACATATATAGTATTATAGTCCCATTGTGAATAATATTTTGGTGTTCCTTCCGTGGCTCTATTTGGCCAGTATTCATTCATATAACTTACATCTTTTCGTTCTAAATATGTTCTAGCAGCTCCGACAGCCGTGTAAATTTGAACGCTATTAATGACAGAAAATTCTGTAGGAGTAAGAGAGGCTCCTCCTGGTAATATTAAAAATCCTGATGAGGTTGTAAAGTTTGAATATTGATGTGAAGTGAATATTGGTATATCCAAGTCACGAAGAATTCTGTTCTCGGCATGTTCTATAAAGTCATTTATTATTGTAGACGTTAAAACATTATCATCAGTCTCAGTGTAATCCCTTATTTGTGTAACTAATTCAGTATATGTTGTCATGCGCTTAATGTTACAGGTCCTGCTGAAACAGGATATCCTCCTCCTTTAATTCCACCAGTAGTAGCAGTAGAAGAGCCGGTTGAAAAATAATACCAATCTTCAGATCCATCACTTGATCCTGAGACATATTTTCCAGTTGTAATTGTATAGCCAGCCACTGCGCAAAGAATAGCTCCTGTAATACCATCTACTGTTGCGCAATCAGAAAACTTATTTGTTTCCGAAGACACGGAAGGCATTCCTCTAAATCTTACAGTATCCCCTGTCGATCTTCCATGAGATGGAGAATGGACATTTACTACTTGTGATGCCGAAGCATATGTTTCAAAAGGATTGACTGGCAATGAAATTAATGCTGCCGGCGCAACTCTAGCAGGTCTCGCCCATTGTAAGGCTTGAGGATCAGGTGAATGTTCGTGTGGCATTAGTTGAGGGGCTTTTGCTTCATATTCACTTGTATGCACTTTAGCTCCTGTCCATTCAGTAACCATTTCCGTGTAAGGAAATTGTAATCCGCTACGATCAGAAATGAATAACGCATATTTTCCACTAGCATATGCCATTTATTAAATCCAAGTGTATTTTTGTTTTCTAGCAGCTCCTACACCTTGTGTAGTTCCAGTAACATTTCCTTTGGAAATTTTAAAAGATTCGCCCCCAGAAGCTTTTCCTTCGCTAGTTGGCGCTATGCCTTTAGTAGTAATAGCCCCTGCTTTTATAGCTTTAGGCGCATCTATTTGGCCCCTGCCATAATGTCCAATCTTTTTACCAGAAGTTTCACGGCTATTGGTTGTTGTTTTATTCCATAATGGATTGCTCATTCTTCCTCCTTTTTACATTCGCAGTCCGTGCATTGGCAATTGTCTCCACAATCGCACTCACGACCACATTTTTCACATTTAGCCATATACCTCCTATGGTATATAAGCTTGTGCTGGTTTAACCCTGAACGATACCCGTTCACGGTTAGCATCAGCTGATCTCTCAAATTCTTCATCATATACAGCTTTTAAGCCTGCAGCTAAGGCAGGAGCTCTTTTTACAGAGATATAATAAGCTAATCCAGATATTAAACAAGGAAGAAAATAAAAGGGAACATCCGCATAAGTGGACGCCGCTCCTCCATTTACAGAACTACTTGTCGCATCTTGGATTCTGTTAACATAGAAATATTTAAAGACATAAGTCTTATCTGGAGTAGGATAGAGCCAAACTCTTATATCCTGTTCTGGCCTTCCGCTTGTAGCAGTAGTGTCATCTGTAATATCGCTGTAAGTACTCGCTCCATTAATAACAGTAAACTGCGTAGGTCTAGCAGTTCCAGCACTACCTGTCTGATTCTTTCTACTTAAATTCATGTATTCTGTTCTAGAAATCTTGGTGATGACAACATCAGTAGTGGAACTGCCACCTTCCAAACCTCTATTTACTGGGGTTGAATCCGTTGCATCATACGCCGTTGTTGTAATTGTAGCGTCAATTATATCCATAACTTTTTGGTCAAGCGCAAAGTTATTTGTTCCTGCCGTCAATGTTTTGAAATAATAGTCGATGGTCCATAGATTAAGACCACGGTTAGCCCATTCCGAAAACATGAGATTCAAGGATCTTTTAGCAGTTTTTAAATCATAACCGCTAAGCACCTCCAATCCACATCTTTCGAATGCTTCCTCGATTATCTCATCAATCTGAAGATTAAATGTTCTAGTGCCTGAATAAGCCATTTAACCTCCTTAACTAGAAATCGCAACGTAATTTTTAAGCCATTCCATTTGAACGTATGCAGTATCGCCAGCAGTCCTAGCTGGGTTGACAATGGCTACATCTCCATCATACCCACCAACTGCCTTATTAGCTACTGTAGGCGATAAGCCTCCAGTGTTACTAAAATCATAACTCCCATATCCATTTAATATTAGGAAAGGTATGTTAGTAGTGGCGTTCCATTGAAATTCTGCTGCATCTGCATTTGCAGACATGAAAATATTAAACCAAACTTTATTTAAAGTTAAGTGACTGCATTCTTGATTATTTGCACTTTTATTTAACCCTGAAACATCAATCGTTAAAGTTTGCGCAGTATCAGTATCGGCAGCGTCAATTGTATAATGGTTAATGAATTTTCTTCCGCCGTCAAAAGTTGTTACTAAAGCCATATTAATTCCCCTTGTAAAAGAGTGGGGTCATTACACCCCACTCACGGTTATATTATTTTACCAAGTGTCTCCTGAAGCAAGATTCTTGCCTTGCATAAAGTCGATCTTGATCCACGCTTGCCCAGCTGTAGAT